AACGAGATTGAACTGCCGAGATTTTCACCTGAAAGCAAAATCCTACTCAAAAAAAGAACTCGTCTGTTGAAAAATGGTAATCAGCTGGAAATATTCTACCAACAGAAAAAAGGACTGGGTCGGTTCTACTCCAACGATGACTTGTCCCTGACTTGCCTCGCAAGGAATATTCGCAATACCATCTATCATTACCAATCTTACATCGACTACGACTTTGTTGCGAGCCACCCGACCATCTTATCCTGCATTGCGGTTAAACTGCGTATTTCTACCCCGAATATTGATGCGTGGGTGGCGAACAAGAAACCTATTATTAAACTTTTGAGCGACCATCACTCGGTTGCGGGACAACCTCCCCTACAAAAAGACCAAATAAAAAAACTCATCAACTCTGCCCTCTACGGAGGAGGACTGGAATGCTGGGCGATGGGGGGGAAAGACCTCAATGGAAATCGTAAGGGGGGTGTTATTACTGGAAATCCTGCTAAAAACGAGATGCCGATGCAGTGCAAGAATTGGGATAATTGGACGATGGGACACTCTTGGTATAAAGCGTTCAAGGCAGAGGTCAAAAAAATCACCGAGACACTGATTGGTGCGAACCCTCTCATCAAGGAGAGAGTGTCGAGAACCAGCGACCCCGATTTTAAGAAAAACAACAGCACCATCTCCTACATTCTCGGCATCTTTGAGAACGAGTGCCTTTATCACGCCTACCAATACGGAATAGACAATGAACTCATTACTCATCGTAGAGCCAATTTGGCTTACGACGGGTTTGCTACTCCTGCTCCCCCTCCTTACACAGACCACGCCTTTCACCTCAACGCCGTGAATGGCTACATCTTTGAAAAGACAGGATTTAAGATGCGGATTGAGGTGAAACCCTTTGAGAGTTGGACTATTCAAAATGACCTGATTGACGTGCGTAGAGCGATGTTAGTTGCTGTTCCTGTTAATCCTATTGAGGCGATGACCCTTGATGGCGGAGCTGCGGTCGCCGAGCAAGAGGAGGACTCGTTGGAGGACTCGCTGCCCCAAGAGTATCGCATTTGGAAAGAGCAGTTTGAACGGCTACACACGAAAGTGATTAATAGTTCAACCTATTTCAAAAAGATATACGAGGAGTTGCCGAACGGGGAACAAATATTCAAGGGATACAAAATAATGAATAGGACTGACCTCGTGAATGCTTACGAACACGAATGGTTTATAAAAACCTGCCCCGCCACAGGCAAGAAAAAAAAGGAAAAGTTCATCACTGAATGGATTACCGACAGACACTTGCAGACCAAGCTGGATACAGACATCTTGCCTCCGCCGATGTTCTGTCCCGTTAATATCCTCAACCTTTGGAGACCGAGCGAATATTTCGGCAGGGACATTCTCCCAACCGATACTCGCTATAACCAAGTAGCCGTTGATTTGTGGTTGAACCACATTGGGGTGATGTGCGACCGAGATGTTCCTGCGACCGAATACGTTATCAACTGGTTCGCCCACTTGTTGCAGAAACCAGCAGAGAAAAGCACCCACTTGATTATCACTGGAAAGCAGGGAACAGGTAAGACCATTGCACTCGCACCCATCAAGAAAATAATGGGCGGCGGGTATTTTGAGAGCACGAAACCTGAACGAGATGTGTGGGGTCAATTCAATCCAATGATGGCGAGTTCGTTGCTTGTGGTTTTGAGTGAGACCGATAAGCGTAATGCTTACGGGGCGGAGGGTATCATCAAGGCACTCATCACCGACCCCGAAATAACCATCAACGACAAGGGCATTAAACCATTCGTAGTCAGGTCGTTCCATCGTTTCATTACTCCAACCAACCACTTTGACCCCGTGAAATTGGAAAAGGGAGAGAGGAGAAATGTTATTATTAAGACGAGTGATGAGTTCAAGGAGAACTGGGATTACTTTGCTAATTTTGCACGGGTGTGGGACGACGACCACGCTTGTCTATCTCTATATTCGTTCTTGATGGCGAGGGATATTACCCACTGGAACTTTCGTGTGATACCCAAGACCGAATACCACAATGAACTCGTATCATTCAATCGTAATCCGTTGGACGAATTCGTAGAATGGCTCGTTGCGAAAGCAGTGGTTGATAACTGGGAGACGGACGCAGATGGGTGCTTTCAGCGATACGGGAGTGAGATGATGACCTATTTCAGGGCTTGGAGGGACGAGTTCGGCGGAAAATACGATGTGAATGGAACAGGTGATTTGATTAAAAAGATTACCTGCTCGCTTGACCTACCCAAGGGTTGTCTCGTCAAGGGAACTCGGTCAGCAAGGGGACAGAAAGGGAGTTATAATCTTGCACTCTTGAAAAAGCACTACAAGATTGGGTGTCTGCTCGATTTGGGGGATTTGAGTGGTGGTGCGAGCGTGGAGGTGGAGGACGAGATGGAGGACGAGATGGAGGGAGAGATGGAGGGAGAGGGAGAGGTAGAGAACGTGATGTTGGGGGTGGAGGACGAGAACGAGGACGAGATGGAGGACAAGGTGGAGGGCAACTACGTGGAGGTGAATGTCGGCGGGACTATCCAAAGGTTAAAGTGCAAGAGGTGAGTATTATTACTTATATAAAAAGTGGGACGAGTGTAGGGTGAGTGTAGGGTGGTTTTGACCCTACACTGGACCCTACACTGACTGACGAAACAAAAATATAAAAAACCGATAAAAATGAGACGATAATAGGGTTGATTACTCCATTATTGTCCTTTTTTCTCCTTACCTTAATGTATAGTGTAGGGTGTGTAGGGTGTGTAGGGTAAAGTCCAAGTTGAACCAGAAAAATATAATCCTCCAATTGCATTCCTATAAGTTTGGATATATTTGCACCCTACACTATACACTATACACCGACCCTACACTCCTGTTGTTGTGTTATTACTTATATAAAAATGGGACGAGTGTAGGGTTAGTGTAGGGTAGTGTAGGGTCGCTTTTTGACCCTACACTGACTGACGGAACAAAAATATTAGAAACCTGCAAAAACGAGACGATAATAGGGTTGATTGCTCCATTATTGTCCTTTATTCTCCTTACCTTAATGTATAGTGTAGGGTGTGTAGGGTGTGTAGGGTAAAGTCCAAGTTGAGCCAGAGATTTCCAATCATCCAATTGCATTCTTATAAGTTTGGATATATTTGCACCCTACACTATACACTCTGCACTGACCCTACACTGACCCTACACTCCCTCCCCTTGTTCCATCACTTATATAAGCAAGAATACCCCTTATACTAATTTAGAATACTAATAAACTTACTACTAACCTAATTCTACTGACCTGCATCCCTGTCCCATTACTTATATAAATAAAAAACAATTACTTATATAAATTAATCACTATTGCACCTCCCACAGCAATAAGCCACGAGTTCGGGCTTTCCTTTGCCTACGAGTTTGAACCCGTCCTTTATCTTGGGTAGTGCCTTGATAATCTCCTTAATCTGTTTCTTGTTGAGACGAGACACTGCATCTCGGTCTAACCCTTTTCCAATCTCCAAATTCGGGTCAAGCCGTTTCACCACGTCGGTTGAATGCTCGGCGATAGGGTTGATGGTGGTAGAGGGAATGGTGGTCGTCTTACTATCTTTGGGTAAGAAGAAACTGACTGGGTCAAGTTGGGTGCGTATAGAGAACTCGTTGTCCTTGATGGGGTTTTTCAGCAGGTCTCGCCCAGCAACGGCACGATTTAAGGTAATGATTTCTTTGCTGTCTTTCCCTACATCACTGGCTATTTTACCACCGAGAGAGTGTCCCAGCGTGGATATATTCTTCGCTCCGTATTTGGCTTCTGCCTCCTTCTGCACTTTGGAAGCGAACTTCTCACGCTCTGTGTTCTTCAAATTAAACCCCAAAAAGTATTTTAGATTATTCCCCCAGTCGTGTATTCCCTGCGAGCCACGATGGACGACGACGGCTTCGCCTGTGGAGGGATTGTGATACACTTGCACTCGCTGACCGCTCAACGAGTTGTCTAACTGGAAGTCGCCGATTTTGTTTGGGAGTTTGCCCTTCTTGGCGTAGGAGGAGGAGACGAATTGGTTGATGTAAGATGAGGATAATTTGCCGCCCCACATCTGTATAGGGCATTCGCCACGTTTTTTGGGGAGACGTATCCCTTGGGCGACTTGGGCGACTTGGTCTTTGATATTTTCTTCGGCGGTGGCTAATAGTCCCTTGACTGATTGGGAGGATTTATTGTCTGTGTCGGCGTAGGAATTGTATCCACGCAGGTTTGGGTTTAAATCGCCCGAATGAACTACTTGGGAAAGGTCGTGGAAGAGACAATTATTCACTTTTGGGTTGCCGATGTTCTCATTCACACGTGTCCTCAACTCGGCGGCTCTGCCCTTCTGCTCGGCAGATGCTCCGCCCTTCTTGCGTCCTCGTCTTTTTTTCAGTTCCATCATTTCGGGTTGTTTCAACTCGTCTATTTGGAATAATATAGCCATTATATATTATACCAATAAAATTATATTCGTTTTTCGCTAAATTAAAGGAAACGAGTGGGGGTATATCCGCCCATCGGCAGTCCAACATCTACTTTGGAGCGGTATTGCATCGGCGTCCAAGTGTTTGGATTGCTTCCAATCAAGGGTTTTCCAAAAGGGTTCATCATTCCTCCGTATCCTCTCCCTTCTGTCTCTTCTAGCATTCCCTCCATCACACTCTCTACTTCCGCCCTGTCTCTTGCTCCCATCTTCGATTCCGCCTTTGCTTCCGCCCTGTCTCTTGCTCCCATCTTCGATTCCGCCTTTGCTGGCTTCTTTCTGTTAGGCTTATTCTTGGCTCCAACCTTCTTGGGTGTTGCTGGGGTTGCTGGGGTTGCTGGGGTTGCTGGGGTTGCGGCTCTGCGTTCGGCTCTGCTTTCGGCTGCAATTTCGGCTTTGGTCTGTCTTACTGGCTCGCCGAAAGGTTTGAATGTTGCCCTGCCTCGTTGTGGGGTTTGTAGCCCTTCCAAAATCTGCTGTAAGGTGAATAGGTCATCACCGAACGAACCGAGGACTTGTCTAAACGCTCTTTGCGAAGCGACTGGTAGGGACGCAGATGAAGCGTCTATTGACTGGTATAGTCCTACCAACTGGGAGTTCAAGCCATTGAGGGCTTCTATTTGGTTCGTATCAAATATAGACAGGGATGGAACATTGCGTGTGAGATACAGCAACAAAAGTTTCACCTGTTGTAAAACGGAACTCGTAGCCCCAACGTATCTATCCACCGCACGAGAAGCAGTGCCTGATGGTGTGTGGGCGGACAAGAGTAGTTGATTATTAATTTCGTTCATTGCAGCGATTAATCCCACCATTTTAGAATAAACCTCTGTAAAGATGGTGGATACATCGTCTCGCTGCGAGATGGACTGCTCTGTTCCTTTGAACGTCTTTTTAAGGGCTTTAACCACCCTCTTCTTGGGTGCGATGGTATCATTAAGTGCAGCACTTTTTGAATGAAGAAAACTCGGCATTATATAATATCTAAACATTATTATTTGCTAAATGTGGTTAATAAAGTCCTTCTGCTTTCACCGCCTTACTGGCGGCAATCATTGAAATACCTCTGTCCTTCATCACCTTCTTCACAATCTCGGCACGAACGCCACGACCCCTGCCTGCACCTGCACCTGATATTTTTTTTTCTAAAAAGGCAACGCCCTTGTCGGCGAGTTTGCGGACTTCCCTCTTGGCTGTCGTCTTGGCGAACTCTTTTCCCTGCCTCAACGCATTAGACCCCATTGTCTTGGCGGAGGCGATTACGTCGCTTAACGACAATCCGCCGACTACCCTTTTTTTGCGTCCCTTACCGCTGATGTAGTCGCTGGCTTTCTTAATGGCTATATCTTGAACGACGGGGAGGAGGGCGGAGGCGGCTGATGAGGCGGTATTTTTAAGGAATTTGCCGAAGTTGAACCCTTTGCCGTATAATTTCTTGCCTTCCGCCAACATTATCTTCATCGCTTCGGGGGCGAGTTTCTTGGCGGCGGCTTTCACCGACATCCCCAAGTCGGCAGCGGAAAATCCTCCTTTGAGAAGTCCGTGTTCCACTGCGGCTCTCTTGTCTGCGGCTTTGACTGGTCGTCCTGCTGCGAGGAGGAGAGGGAGAGCGTGGGTAGCAATCGTTCCAAGAGTATCCCAAAAATTACCGCCCATTAAGGCAGCACCTCTCTTACCTGAACCAATTGCCTGTCCTAACGCACCCATTGGTAATCCTAATTCGGGGGCTACAAGAGACAACGGGGCAGAAGCCACCTTCAACACACTGCTAAATCCTTTCTTAAATCCGTCCCAAAAATTCCCACCGACTGCACCATCAACGCCAGCGTGAGCTGCTCCGCCACTGCTAACCTCCATTCCACTCCGCATTAAAAGAGGAGGATAAGCAGGACTTGTTCCGTTTGTGATGTATTTGGCGGGTGCTCCGCCTCCGTAGAGGCGATGGATAGCGGGTTCAGCACTTCGCTCTCCGTGAAAGCTTCCCATTCTGTATCCCATTGGGGAGGGGTGATACTGGTATCTGTTGTGGTTAAGCCACTTGTCTTCCATTTGGTCTAACCGAGACACTAAATCTCGGTTATAACGAGTGTCGTAAGTGATATTCGCTTGGGGCATCTACTTTATACTATAAGTTTATAAATTAATTTGAGGATTGCCTAAACTAATTCATTGGCGTATAAGAAAAGCCGTTTAATTTAAGCAAAAGGGTTGCCCTGAACGAACCCTCCTCGTGGTGGTTCTTGTCCCATTGCAGCCCCCAACAATCCGCCCACAACAGGGGGTCGTAATCTTTCAGCTCTGCGAGCAGCTCTCCTCGCTGCTTCCCTTGCTGCGTTGGCTTCTCTCTGTGGGTTAGGGACGGCAGGATTAAACGCTCGAAAAGCCGCTAAAACTTCGTCAGGGGTTGGCGGTAGTGGTGGCGGCAACTGGGGTATAATTCGTAATCTTGGTATTCCGTGAGTTCTTTCGGGCAGAGGCATTCTACCGCCCATTCTCGGCATTGTATTAATATAATAACAAGATATTTTTTATTATATTAAATAGATTAATAATGTAGGGTCTGTGTAGCCGTGTAGGGTGTAGGGTGCAAATATATCCAAACTTATAGAATAGGAACTCTCTGCCTGTCTGCTTTTTATAGGAACGAAATAAATAGACCCTACACTATACACTATACACTGACCCTACACTATTATACATCTAAAAATTAACAGAGACGCTTTGCCCCCGTTCTCATCCCGCCTGACGGAACACCTCCGCTCATCACACCTCCTGACGAAACACCACCGCTGCTAACTCCACCTCGTCTGCTTCCCATCATCTTACGGAGAAGGGGATTCGTGGCGGCAAGGTTGCACATCGCACCGCCTACCATTCTACGCACTTCGGCAGATTTGGCGGAAGATGCTTGCTGCTTGGATTTAGCGTCCAAGACCATCTCCTTTGTTAAAATCCCAGTATATATCGCTGCGACTCCCTGTTGGAGAACCATTATTCCTGAATTTACACACACCACACAAATTTCAGGGGTGATGGCGGCAGGGGCAACAGAGATTTGGTTGGATACACCGACTTGGAATTGGAAATTATAATTCCCTAAACTGCCGCAGGAAATATAGTCGGGCAGAGAAAGGTCGTAAGCTGGATTGATAATGACGAGAGAACCAGTGGTATTGACGACAGCTCCTTTGCCTGTGTTGGAATACTTGACTTGAACCCCCGAAAATTCAGCCCACGATTGCGTGCTACCATTTCTAACGGACATTCTCCACAGGTCGTAAGCAGAGGCGGAGGACAAGAGACCTGACTGATTGTTAAGATTGATGGAGATGTTATTCACGACGAAGAAGGAATTTGTATCCGCCCAAGTTTGTGTCTGCATCGGCTTACGGATATTAATGATAAATAGGTCAGGAATTTGGTTAATCTGCAAGTTGCTTGATGTGAGCGTTCCTGCTGAACCGCCGACGATAGGAGTAGCGTTTGCGGAAGAGGTTAGGTATCGTGGGAAGTCCATATAAGGCACTACATTCTTGGTCTCAATTAGGTCGCTGGGCTGGGTGGATAAGAACTTCAACAAAAGAGCAGGTTGAGAGGGTTGCTGCAAGACGCTAATAGCAGTTGTGGAGGTAAAGCCGTTGGGGTTTGCGGCAGTTCCAAGTGCGATACTGGTAATATAGGGGGTGGAAGAAGACCACAATCTCTTGCAGGTGGCATCAACATTGAAGGTAAAAGTCATATTGTTAATGCCGAGCAGACCCTGTTGGTTAAACTCGGGGTCGCCGAAGATGAAAGGAGACAAGAAGATGGGTTCGCTCACAACGGAAGACACCTCAATCGCCCAAGTGTCCGTGGGGCCAGTGGATAGGAGAGAGTCATCGGTATAGACACCCGCCTCGTAGTGCTTAACAAGGATAGACACAGGGAAAGCACCACGAGGCACTTGGTCTATATCGTAAGAAGCATTGCCGTATCCAGCAAGGGCGTTGTTGTTGGTATTCACACCATCAGCGAAACGGGCGTAAGCTTGGTCGGGCAAGCTGGGGGTCATTGAATTATAACGATACAACTCACGGCTGTTATTCAAGCGGAGCATTGAGGGAAGAACGTCTTGGAGATTGATGCTGACGCTGGTGTTGTTGATTTGGGCTTGGGCGGTAGTCATTAACGAGGCGAGAGGGAACGCTTGGAAAGCATCTGTTGCTCCGTATTGAAAAGCCATTGAGGATTCAGGCACGCCTGTTGCATTAATAGTAAAAGAGAGACCAGTTGTGAGTAGGACATCACGACCGATGACTACATTTTCGCTCGGCACCTGAACCGAGAAGATAAGGGAAGAGTTGGAAGCAGAGGTTGCTGGGAAACGCTGAAAAGTGGTTTGGGAAGCACCGCTCTTGACTGCGAAGTCAATATCGCTGGTAATATCACCAATTACTGAATCTTTCACCAAAATTGGACGGAAGTCGGTCATCGTTATACATTATTGAAAGATAAAAATAATGTATAAATAATTTTAATGTTTCTAAACCCCTGCCCCTTGTCTTTCATTCTTATTCTTGTAGGCGGACTTCTTTAAAAAGGCAATTTTCATTGTGAGGGCTTCGCCCGAGTTTATCCTATAAGGGATAAGTTGCCCCGTTTTTGTCCTCCAATATATTTGAATATCAATATTAAAGAGGGGTCTATTTCCGTAGAGGGTAATCAACCTATATTCGGCGGTTGGGTTATAGACAACATTGGGCTTGTATTGACCCGTATCACTGACTAAATCTGTGATAATGTTGGCGAAGTCGGCGTTGTTTCCTCCTAAAACTAACTGCTGGGAGTTGTTATACACGACAGGCGTGGATACTTGGTTTGGATTGATGGGGAGGGTGTTGCTGGTAAAGACCAACGCCGTGATTGGGCTAAAATTAGCGGTGGTGCTACTATCCTGATAAACCTTGACGGCTCTGTATTGGGGAGCGGTGGGTGTCCCATCGTCCGTATTCGCTGGGATAATTGTGTCTAAATCAACTGACCCAATGTTGTAGGGGTCAAATTCAAAATTCTTCCCTGCTATCGATGGAGAATACCCGTTATACTTGAACGGAAAGGTGGGGAACAATCCCTGCAAAGGGGCATTCCAGTAAATCTTGATAGGGTTGTGCGGAACGACTGGAACTGGGCTATAATTTGTTCCGTATCCCTTAACATCTCCGTAAAGAATGGCTGTGTTGCTGGTCGTGTCCCAGTTTAGAAAGGGCGGGTAAGTGGTAGGGAGGGCTGAACCGCCTAAAACTACGGCGGCATCAAGAGCGATGAAAGCGGTTTGGTAAGTAAGGTCTATCAACCCAGTAATGAGAGGATAATTATAGACGTTATAGTATCCAGTGCTGTTGTTCTGCAACCCATTTGAGGTTTCGCTCGGTGGTGGGGGCAAGGTTGCCGACTTGTCCT